CCACATAATCCCGCTTCAAGGAAAGCTTGTATCTGGTTTGCATTTGCCTCATAATCTGCAAGTCATCCCCGGTTCAGATAACATGCGAAAATCTAACCAATTTCATCCAACATAGGAGTCCATGATGGCTAAAGAAAACATGAAAAGTGACACGGCGCAAGACAAGGCCATGATTAAAAAAGCGTTCAAGCAGCATGACGCTCAAAAACACATGGGCGGCAAGGGTACAACCTTGAAGCTTAAAAAGGGTGGCCCCACCAGCGAAGACCGCATGAGTATGGGCCGCAATATGTCTCGTGCAGCTAACCAGAAAACGGGGTAAATCATGGCTTACAGTATGAAAAGAGACGGCAAGGAAGTTGGCCCTGCTAGCGTTTACGCGCCTCCACACACGATGGATGGTAAGGCCATGAAAATTTCCAGCAACCCCGGCAAAGACCCAAACCGTAGCAAACTAGACACTATGGACATTAGTCTTGGTCGGTTCAGCAAGTCGGCTGGCAATGAGACGACCAAAACCAGCGGCATTAAGATGCGTGGTGCTGGTTGTGCTACCAAAGGCGTGATGTCACGGGGGCCGATGGCATGAACTACTCTGAGCTTTCGGCGGCGATACAGACTTATACGGAAAATAATTTCCCGGCGATTACCCTTGCGGATTCGTCTACTGTATCGTCTACGACTCAGATTAATCGGTTTATCCAGCAGGCGGAACAACGTATCTATAACTCGGTGCAGTTTCCATCGTTGCGTAAGAACGTGACGGGAACAATTACTGCCAGTAATAAGTACTTGTCTTGTCCCAATGACTTCTTGGCTCCGTACTCGTTGGCTGTTTTTTCCGGTTCTGGCCCGTACACATTTTTACTCAACAAGGATGTGAACTTCATGCGTGAGGCGTACCCCACGCCTACCGATACTGGGACACCAAAGTACTACGCGCTGTTTGGCCCTACGATTGCTAGTTCTGTAATCACAAATGAGTTGAGCTTTATCCTCGGCCCAACGCCAGATGCTACATACTCCGCAGAACTGCATTACTATTACTACCCAGAGTCGATTACGACTGCCACAACCACTTGGTTGGGCGATAATTTTGATACCGTGTTGCTATATGGCTCGCTGGTAGAAGCGTACACCTTTATGAAAGGTGAACAGGACTTAGTTGCGCTGTATGACGGCAAGTACAAGGAAGCACTAGCCCTTGCTAAACGTCTGGGTGATGGTATGGAAAGACAGGATGCGTATCGCAGCGGTCAATATAGGCAGGCGGTTACATGAGCATAGTCCAGACCCAGACCACCAGCTTCAAGAAGGAGTTGTATCAGGCCATCCACGATCTGTCCACGGACACAATCAAGATTGCTTTGTACACGGCAGCAGTAGATTTAAACGAAGACACCACTGTTTACAGCGCCACAAGTGAAGTTTCTGGTACGGGATACACGGCTGGTGGTCAGGTAATGACGGGGGTGGCTATTAGTTCCTCGGGTTACATAGCCTACGCAAACTGGGATAACGTATCTTGGACGGCAGCTCTGACCGCCCGGTGTGCATTGATTTACAACGCATCTAAGGGAAACAAGTCTGTGGCGGTTCTGGACTTTGGGTCTGACAAAACATCGACCACCACGTTTACAATCACCATGCCAGCTAACACTTCAACAACTGCGCTTATCAGGAGTTCAAATTGATCGTTACCACCACCAAAGGCGACATGGATGATTCCCAGCTTGAGAAGCGGGAAGGCACAGTCGATAATGAGAATGAACTGACAACGTGGGTAGAGTACTGGCTTGAAGGCGAGTTGGTTCATAGGTCAGCGCATGTCACGTTGAAGAAAATACCCACCTTTGCTGGTGGCGCGGCAGCATCTTTTTAAGGAAATATCATGGCTAACACACAATCAATGGCTACTTCGTTCCTTGGTGAACTGATGTTGGCCCAACACCAGCTTGGCGCTTCTACTATCGTTTCTCGTGGTAGCTTGACTGCACCAACAACCGATACACTAAAAGCCGCGTTGTATTTGGCTTCTGCCACGATTAATGCTGCCACCACTGTGTACTCTGCTACAGGTGAAGTATCCGGTACGGGCTACACGGCTGGCGGCGTAACCATCACAAATGCAACGGCTCCGACTTCTACAAACTCGTCTGCAACGGCGGGCGTAGGGTATTGGACTCCCTCTGCATCCTTTGTATATACAACCGTTACGTTGTCTACAGCATTTGATTGTGTTTTGGTATACAACTCGACTCAGAGTAATAAGGCAATTAGTGTCCACACGTTTGGTTCTCAGACTATTACGGCAGGAACATTCACACTGACCATGCCGTCCAATACCACGACTACTGCCCTGCTTCGCTTGGCAACAACCTAATAGCGGGGTACGGCTAAATGCCGTGTAGACCATGTTTGGTATAACCCCATTTGCTGGAGCGCCTTTTGGCGCTACTGGCGACACTACTGTAGTCCCAACTTCTGGGACATGGGGCTATTCCACTTGGGGTTCTAACCCTTGGGGTGGGCCTACTGACATTAGTGTTGCCCTAACAGGGGTAAGTGCTGCCGGTGTAGTTGGGACATTAACTCCATCTGAAACAGTTGGCGTAATCGGTAGTGAAGCCGCAGGTAACGTAGGGACTACAGGTGTAAATCTTTCTGTTGCTGTGACGGGGGTTTCTGCGGCTGGGGCAGTAGGTACGCTTACCGATAGTCGGACAGTTGCACTCACAAGCACTACTGCAAGCGGTTTACTTGGTGCGTTTACTTTAAGTCACACCAACGCCATAACCGGCGTTTCTGCGGATGGTGCGGCGGGTACGGTTTCCGATAAAGGGATCAGTATTGGGATTACTGGGGTTACTGCTGCTGGCGCGGTAGGGTCGCTTGTACCTAGTAGTACGGAAGCAGATACAGGTGATGCTGCCACAGGTTTTGTAGGTACTGCGGTAGCCAACTCAACAGTAGCCATAAGCGGTGTAGCTGCGGACGGTGCGGCTGGTACGGTTTCCGATCAAGGAATTAGCATCGGTATCACGGGGGTTGAAGCAACTGGAACGGTTGGCAATGTAGTCCAAAGCGCACAGGTTCCACTATTGGGCGTTGAGGCGGCAGGCCAGACCGGATATTTGTCCGTACCGCTTAACCCGCTTACTGCAACTGGTGACGTAGGTTCTGTCCAGTTTGAGTTTAGTTTTGGCCTGACCAGTGCAGCGATAGAGGCCTCTGTAGGCAGTGTAGGTGTAGGTAACAGGACATTGGCCCTGACCGGAGTGTCTGCGGCGGGTTCTGTGGGAACGCTGATTCCGGTATATTGGCAGCTAATTGATGACAGCGAAAACGCAAACTGGATTGATATTAATAACACGCAGACTCCCGGCTGGTCTACAATTGCAGACAGTCAGACCGCTGGCTGGGTCTTAATTGACAACGCAACGTAGAGGTGTAAATGGCACTTGTCTTAGCTGATCGGGTTCAAGAAACCACCACAACGACTGGTACAGGTACTGTCACGCTTGCCGGTGCAGCAACTGGATATCAGACCTTTGCCGCCGTTGGTGATGGAAACTCTACTTACTACACCATTGAAGGCGGGACAGAGTGGGAAGTTGGTATTGGTACATACACAACATCAGGTACAACATTGTCCCGAACCACCGTAATTTCTTCTAGTAATTCTAATTCTCTAGTCAATTTTTCTGCGGGCGTAAAGAATGTATTTGTAACCTACCCGTCAGCAAGAGCAGTGCCTTTTAACCGGGCGATTGTTATGTCGCTTGTTTTTGGATATTAATTATGGCAAACCCAAACCTAATCAACACAAGCTCTATTTACGGCAGCACAAACTATCTAATCCCTAGCACAACATCTGCTACGGTTTGGACTGTGCTTACTCCTGCGGCTGGTACGGTAAACAAAATTAACAATATTGTTGCGTCAAATGTGACCGCATCTGTTGCAACCGTAACTGTAGCAGTCAACAGTGCTGCGGCTGGCGCTGGTACAAACTACCGTTTAATCTATCAAGTACCTGTCCCAGTAAACGCTTCCATTGTTGTTGTTGACAAGAGTACGGCGTTATATTTGGGTGAAGCACAGTCAATTGTGGTTACTGTAGGAACGTCATCCGCAATTGAATTAACCTCATCTTACGAAGCTATAACCTAATGTCAAAGCAATATGTAGGGTCTGTTCTTTCATCAACAGAACAGGCCACATCAACTTCTAGTGCCGCTGGAATTTGGACTACTAGTGATGTAATGCAAGCGCAAAAAGCATCTGCATGGGTTACGACGGCTTTTCCAATTCAGTTTTTATTAGTTGCTGGCGGGGGTTCTGGAGGCTATCAATATAGCGGAGGGGGTGGTGCTGGAGGTGTAGTTTCATCCTCAGCCGCAACTATTACCCCTACAACAAGTTACACGGTAACAATTGGAGCCGGTGGAACATCATCTTCATCTGATACAACGGCTGCAAATGGAAATGGCAACAATTCAGTATTTACGGCATCAGGTTTAAGCCCCGCAATAGCTGGAGGCGGTGGTGGTATTGATTCTAGTAAAGCTGGTGCAAATGGCGGCTCTGGCGGAGGCGCTGCTTATTTAAATGGATTTGCTGGTGGAACTGGAACAGCAGGTCAAGGGAGTAATGGTGGTGCTGGCTCTACTTCTACTAACTTTGGTGGCGGTGGCGGTGGTCAAGCTGCTGCTGGTTCTGGCGGTGCTTCTTCTACAGGTGTTGGCGGTATTGGAATATTAAGCACCATTACCACAGCGTTTGCTGGGACTGCTAACACAAGCACCAGCACAAGCATAAATATCACTGCCGTTTCTGCTGGGGTTATAGGTATTGGCACGCAAATTACAGGGTCAGGTGTCCCAACAGGCACTGTAGTAATTGCGCTTGGTACAGGCACAGGCGGTACTGGCACATACACGTTAAATAAGGCCACAACCACGACCTTAACCGGAACGGCAATTACAAGCACTGGCGTTTACTACGCTGGAGGTGGGGGTGGTTGGACTCGCAACACAAGTACAACCCTTGGAGGTTTGGGTGGTGGCGGTGGAGGAGTCACAGGTTCTGGCCCGGGTGCAGGCGGTGTTAACCAAGGTGGTGGCGGCGGCGGTGCAGCAGCTAGTGTTCTAGGCGGGACTGGAGGCTCGGGCATATTAATTATTGCTTACGCTAATATATACGCCGATCTTTCTTCTGTATCCGCAGGATTAGTCTGCAACGGAAGCGCAGGGAATACAACGCCAAACACAACACTCCGAACAGGCTACAAAGTGTATAGATTCACTGCTGGTACTGGCTCTATATCTTGGTAAACAACAATGTCTATCAGATATAAAGGCTCCATCATGTCGTCCACGGCGCAAACGCCGACGACTGCTAGTGCCAAGGGCATGTGGAAAAAAGCCACTGTTTTACAAGCATTAACCGCTGGAATATGGCCCCCTGTAACAGTTTCAGTAGATTATTTGGTAGTTGCTGGCGGTGGTGGTGGAGGTGGTTCAGCAGGAAACTCAGGATCAGGTGGTGGTGGCGGTGCGGGTGGGTTATTAACCGCAACGGGTTTTTCATTACGGCTAAACACTACATACACTATTACCGTAGGCGCATTGGGGGCAGGGGGAACAACCGCAGGTACGATAGGCACCAATGGTGGAAATTCCATTATTAGCGGGGCAGGAATAACAACAATTACTGCAACAGGTGGCGGAGGTGGTGGAGGCACAACAGCATCTGCTGGAACAAGTACAGCGGGCGCAGCGGGTGGCTCTGGTGGAGGAGGTCAAGGAAATGGTATTGGCCCGCACGGAGGAGGCGCTGGTACATCTGGACAAGGAAACACTGGTGGTACTGGTTTTGCATCAGCAACATCCCCATTTGCTTATGGTGGTGGAGGTGGCGGGGGTGCTATTGCTGTAGGCACTGCTGGAACAGCATCTGTTGGTGGTAATGGCGGCGCTGGAAGATCTAGTACATACAGCGGAGCAACAGTAACGTATGCTGGTGGCGGCGGCGGCGGCGCGTATGCTGGGAATACTGCGGGTACAGCAACAGGTGGTGGTGGCGCAGGCGGTAATACTGCAACAAGTTTTAACGGCGCTGCTGCTACCCCAAATACGGGCGGTGGCGGCGGCGGTGCAGGAAATGCAGGTTCAATAAATAGCGGTGCTGGCGGCGCTGGAGGAAAAGGTATAGTCTGTATCCGCACTTATATTTCTTTACCAGCAGCAACTACAACTGGATCACCTACTGTAACTACAGACACAATTTATCGTTATTACAAATTTACCGATTCTGGAACAATACTATTCCCGCAAACTAGTACAGCGTTTATTACTTTTGAATTATTAACTGTAGCTGGCGGTGGGGGTGGTGGTAGTGGCGGGGCTTCAAATTCCGCTGCTGGTGGTGGAGGTGGAGGTGGCGCTGGCGGATATCTTGCTACAACATTTGAGGCAGCTTCATCAACTTCATATACAGTTACAGTTGGCGCAGGCGGAACTGGGCGTGCAAATAATCTTGGTACTGCTGGCGGCAATGGAACAAATTCTGTTTTTAGTGCAGTAACCGCTATCGGCGGAGGTGGTGGAGGTTCTAGCGCTGCTAGTAATAATGGGGCTGCTGGTGGTTCTGGCGGCGGCGCTTTTGGTAGGCTTGGATTTACTGGGGGCGCTGGAACTCTGGGCCAAGGATTTTTAGGTGCAAATTCTACTAATGGCACTGCTACTAGTGGCTGGGGTGGTACAGGTGGTGGTGGAGCTAGTGCAGCAAGTGTGACAAACACAAACCTTGTAGGAACAGCAGGGGGCGCAGGGTCGTCTTCCGCAATTTCTGGTACTAGCACTGCTTACGCTGGTGGCGGTGGCGGCGGAAGTGGCATGACTGCTGGTACTGAGGGTGCTGGCGGAACAGGTGGTGGAGGTGCTGGTGGACGTAATGGTGTTGCTGCAATTGCTGGCACTACAAATACTGGTGGCGGTGGTGGTGGTTCTGGCGTAGTTTCTGCGGGTGCTAATGGCGGTTCAGGAATAGTTATTATTGCTTATTTTGATTCATACCCAGATATTGTTTCATTTTCCGCAGGACTAATTGTTAACGGTGTAACTACCACTGGGTCTAATGTTCCAGCACCAGATACCGCATCTCGCTCTGGATACAAGGTTTATAAATTTACTTCCGGTACAGGAACAATCCAATTTTAATCATGGCACATTTTGCAGAACTTGACGAAAACAACGTAGTCCTACAAGTGATTGTGGGCGTGGACGAGCCGCTTGATGGTGAAGCTATCTACGCAGAGACAACAGGAACCGTTTGGAAAAAGACCAGCTACAACACCAGAGCAGGGGAACATTCATTAGGCGGCACGCCTTTCCGTAAAAACTACGCAGGGATTGGATATACCTACGACCCTGACAGGGATGCATTTATCCCGCCCCAGCCGTTCCCTAGCTGGCCTCTTGACGAACAGACTTGCCAATGGCATCCTCCGATACAATACCCCAGTGATGACAAGCGTTACGAGTGGGATGAGCAAACTATTTCTTGGAAAGAAATCCTATGACAGTCAATTACACAACCAACCTAGCCCTTGGCCTGCCGGTCACCGGGACGGAATCAGGCACTTGGGGCGATGATGTAAACAACGCTATCACCGCTTACTTGGACATCTCCATTGCGGGCGGCTTGGCTGTCACTGTGACCACGGCAGACGTTACTCTGACCAATACGCAGGGTACAAACGCAGCTACCAACATCGGCTCAACCACGGCGCAGTACGCAATCTTGAACACCAGCGGGGCCATGACCGCAGCCCGCAGTTTGATTGTTCCTAGCAGCAGCAAGTGGTACATCGTCAACAATGCTTGTACAGGCGGATTCCTTCTGACAGTTAAAGGCACAGCTACCACAGGCGTTACCCTGACCAACGGAGAGAAAGCCCTGCTGTTCTGGAACGGCTCTGACTATGTGAAGGTTGCTACGCTAAATGGCACAGGCGCTTTGCCTCTGCCAACAGGTACAACTGCCCAGCAGCCAGCATCTCCAGTAACCGGCACAGTCCGCTACAACACAACAAGTAACGAGTTTGAAGGCTACAGCGGCGCAAGCCCTGCATGGAAGTCCATTGGCGGTTCTGCGCTGAGTAACGACACCACGACTGCCACCGACCTTTACCCTGTGTTTGCGGCATCTACAACCGGCACGGCTCAGAACCTGTACACCGGCAACGCCAATTTGCTGTACAAGCCCAGCACGGGGGAATTGAGCGCAACGGCGCATATTTCCACCAACGGCATGACGTTAAACGCAAACACCATAGCTACTAGCTACACTATTGCAGCGACGAACAATGCCGGTTCTTTTGGCCCGGTATCGGTCAATAGCGGTGTAACGGTCACAGTATCCACCGGCTCGGTCTGGACTGTCATTTAAGGATCAACCATGAGCGCAGTACAAATCCAAGGCAACGCAAGCGGCACAGGCACGCTGACCATTGCCGCACCTAATACAAACAGCAACCAGACGCTAACGCTTCCCGACCTTACGGCAACACTTGCGGTAAACGGGCCCGCGTTTAGTGCTTATAGCACAAGCAGTCAAACAGGCATTACAAACGCAACTTTTACTAAAGTTCTTTTTGACTCAGAAAATTTTGATACAAATAATAATTTTGCATCTAGTAGATTTACACCAACTGTCGCCGGATATTATCAAATTAATTCAATATTAGATATAGGTTCTGTAGCAATAACAGCCGCTATTGTTAGAATTTATAAAAACGGTTCAAATGCCGTTTATGGTGGCGGCGTTAATGGCGCTTCTTTATCTGAATTTTATGCCGCAGCAAATGGGCTTGTTTATTGTAATGGAACAACAGATTACATAGAAATATATGTTTATGTAACCTCAACAAGTAATATTGTTTACGGTACAAGTACATTTTCTGGTTTTCTTGCACGGAGCGCATAACATGACACTCTACGACAAAATTAAAGCACTCTACCCATCCCTGCAAGATAAAGACTTCATGGATATTATTTGCTTGCAAAATGACTCTAATGGCAACGGTGATTACATAGCCAAGTGGGAACACCCAACACTTGCACGACCTACTGAGGAGCAATTAGCATGACGCTCGCAATCTCCGGCACAACCGGCATAACCCTAGCTGGTCAGTTTGACTCTGCCAGCACCTTTGGCGGCACGGCTTTGTTGGTTATGGAGCATAATAAAACAGGCTTAAAGTATTTTTGCAAAACATCAAGGCTACAAGATTTACGTTACTACCGTGGCAGCGGTTATTACTGGAAACGCCACTTAAAAGCGCATGGCAAAGACATTTCTATTGGTGTGCTTGGTATTTACTTTGAGGAAGCTAGATGTACTGCTGCTGCCAAAGAATTTAGTGAACTGCACAATGTTGCAAAAAACCCAGAATGGGCTAACTTAATTGCTGAAAACGGTTTAGATGGCGCTCCAGTTGGAGTCAATCACCCTATGTACGGAAAGCCAAGTCCAAGCAAAGGGCAAAAACGGCCTTGGGTAGGTATGAGTGGTGCAAAAAATCCAATGTATGGAAAAGTAAGTCCAATGCGCGGCGTTGCAAAGCCCAAGGGCATACACAGTCCTTTGTACGGAAGAAAACGTCCAGAAGGAGGCGGCAAGCAGCCTCACCCTGTCATCGGCATAGATGTAAATGGTGTTGAAACAATGTATGGCTCTGTTGCTGATGCTGCAAGAGCAATGAATGGATGCCGTTCAAACATTAACAAATGTTGCACTGGTAAAGCAAAAACAGCGCATGGACATAAATGGCGTTATGCCAAGGAGGTAGTATGACGTTAGCGATTTCGGGGACTACAGGAATTACCCTTGCAGGGCAATTTGATTCGGCTAGTACATTTGGTTGGCGCAACCGCATAATCAACGGCGGCATGGTCATAGACCAGCGTAATGCTGGGGCAGCAGTTACTACTTCCGCTAGTTACGTTACAGACAGGTTTACACAGGCTTTTGCAAACGCTTCCTGTTCTTTCCAACAAGTTTCCGATGCTCCGTCTGGTTTTATTAATAGTTTAAAGCTGACTGTTACAGCAGGATCGGCTCCAAGTGCAGGAACAAACAATGTAATTATCCAAAAGATTGAAGGCTTAAATGTTTTTGATTTTTCTTTTGGTTCAGCGTCTGCTGCAAACGTAACTTTGTCTTTTTGGGTAAAAGGCAGTGTTACAGGCACTTATGCTGTCTCTTTGACAAACAGCGCATTTAGCAGAAGCTATGTTGCCACATACACAATCAATGCAGCCAATACTTGGGAACAAAAAACTGTAACTATTGCTGGTGATACTACTGGCACATGGTTGACAACAAACGGAGTTGGTTTAACGGTTCTTTGGGATTTTGGCTCTGGTACTAGTTTAAATACCACCGCCGGAGCATGGCAAGCTGGTAATTTCTACCGGACTTCTGCTTGCACAACTATTGCAGCAACCACTAACGCAACGCTTCAAATAACAGGCGTACAGCTAGAGAAAGGCTCCACAGCCACTAGCTTTGACTTTAGGTCTTATGGTACGGAATTGGCGCTGTGCCAGCGGTATGCACTTCTATCAACTGCAAATGTAACTGTTGGAACAGGTGTGTTAAGAACAGGCGGAACAGCGGCGTATGTTTTTGTTCCTATTCCAGTTTCTTTTCGCGCAACACCAACTTCAAGTTTGGCTGCTGCTAGTTTTAGCATATACAGTGGTGATACTACTACTGCTCTTTCTACAGTTAGCGTAGCGGCAGTAACATCAAATGGACTTCAGTTAAACACAACACAAACGACTGTTGGGGCTAATGGTGCTGGAGTAATACTAGTACCCGGAGCTACTTTAATATGGTCAGCGGAGTTATAAATGTACAAATTACCAACACCTTTACCGGCAAATACAATTGCGGGGTTTGGCAATGTTATCCGCCTTTTAGATGGGATATCAATCCCCTTTGACCCCGCCAATAGTGACTACCAAGCCTATTTAGCTTGGCTTGCGCTTGGCAACACACCCCTACCCGCAGAGGAATAAATCATGACCGTCGTTATCTCCGGCACAAATGGAATTCAAAACGTACTTGGCAGCGCAGCAGCCCCTGCCGAGTCCAACACGACCTCTAGCAACACGGGTCTGTACTTCCCCACGTCCACCACGCTAGGGCTGTCCACCGCAGGCACAAACGCTGTCTATATAGACGCAAGCCAGAACGTAGGACTAAACAACAACGTAAATTTGCAATATAAAAATAGTTCTGGCACATATTTGTCAATGCTTTCATTAGACACTTCTAACAATTTTGTGTATGGTGGGTCTGGAGCATTTACAGGGATTCATCAATGGTATAGCAGCGGCGCAGAACGCGCCCGTATCGACTCCAGCGGTAATGTGCTAGTAGCAGCTACCGCGCAATATGGAGGAGAAAAATTTAACGTAACACAATCAGCAGCATCAACAGGAATTCTTGTAAGGCTTTCATCTGGGCCTTATAACAGTTCATCTAATGCAATGGTTATTGGTTACGATGGTACTGCTGCACGTTTTTACTTCCCTTCAAACGGCGGTTTATACAACTACAGCGCAAACAACTCCAATTTATCAGATGCGCGAACAAAAACCGAAATTAAAGATGCGGGTAGTTACCTTGCAAAGATTTGCGCCATACCTGTTCGCACATTCAAGTATATAGACCAAACTGATGACTTGTTAAATTTAGGCTGCATTGCTCAAGAAATGGAAGCGGTTGCCCCTGAGTTGGTCAACATAGATGGGTTTGGCGATGAAGTTCCAGAAGATGGAATCCCATTAAAAGGAATTTACCAAACCGACTTGCAATATGCGCTAATGAAGTGCATCCAAGAACAGCAAGCACTTATCACATCCCTAACCGCCCGTATTGAGGCGCTTGAAGCACGGTAACCTATGATTGACCCGATCACCGCTTTCGCTACGGCCCAAGCGGCGGTCAAAGGAATAAAGGCAGCTATTGCGCTAGGTAAGGACATCCAAGCCGTATCCGGCGACATGATGAAGTTCTTTGAGGCCAAGGATGTTGTCCAGAAGGCAGCGTCAAAGCCTAAGTCTAGTTTTGCACAGTCGGACACGGCGCAGGCTTTTGAGATAGTGATGCAGGCCAAGGTGCTTGCAGATGCCGAGCGGGAACTGAATAACTATATGGTCATGTCGGGCAACGCAGACCTTTGGCAGCAGCTTATGGTGGAGCGTAACAGGATCATCCAGCAGCGCAAAGTTGAGGAAATACTGGCAGAAAACCATAAGAAAAAACGCAAGGAAGAGATTGAAGACTTGATGACTTGGCTGATAGCGGGTGCGTTGATACTCCTACTGCTAGGTCTTTGCTTTTGGTGGCTAACACTTTTAACGGGGAAATAAATGATACCGATAGTTGCAACCCTGCTGGGAACACTCGCTGAAAACGGCCTTGGTCTATTGTCTTCCGCCCTGCAAGCCAAGGGTAAGGAAGTGGTTGAGAACACCTTTGGCATCAAGATTGCCGACAACCCCAGCCCAGAAGACATTACCAAGCTGCGCCAATTGCAGTTTGACCACGAAGAGCGTTTGATTGAGCTAGGCATCCAGAAAGCCCAAATGGAATTGGAAACCCTCAAGGTCTTTGCTGCCGCAGCGCAGAACGAGGACAACAACGTGTCTGAGCGTTGGAAGTCAGATATGGGGTCTGACTCTTGGTTGTCCAAGAATATCCGCCCTTTAAGCCTTGTAGCTATTTTTGTAGGCTACTTCCTGTTTGCCATGATGTCGGCGTTCAATCTCAATGCCAACCAATCTTATGTCACACTGCTTGGAAACTGGGGTATGCTCATTATGGGTGCGTACTTTGGCGGCAGGACAATTGAGAAGCTGGCAGATATAAGGAATCCAAAATGAAAGCAAAACTTACCTTCCTCGTGACCCTAATGGTCAGTTTCACTCTGTGCGTTGTTGTCATTGGAATGGTCGGGGTGCTGATGGCTGGTCTTTTTAACCCTCTTGTGGACAACGCAGAAATCTTCAAACTCATATCGCCCGCATTTCAAACCATCGTCGGCGGCTTCATTGGTCTACTGGCTGGCGTGAAGCTGTCCCACGGCGAAACGGATGAAGAACTCAAAAAATCGGAGGTGGTATGAGCCTGAGTCAAGAACAAGCCGCATTCTTGCTGGACATGGGAAAACTTGTCCAATACGCTACAGACCAAGGTTTTGTAGTCACTGGCGGGGAACTAGCACGCACTCCTGAGCAACAGGCAATTTACTTTAAGACTGGTCGCTCAAAAACCATGAACTCCCTCCACCTCAAAAGGTGTGCCATAGACTTGAATTTCTTCAAAGATGGGCAGATAATCTGGAACAAGGCTATCTTGGCTCCAATTGGGGCTTACTGGGAAAGCTTGCATCCAAAGAACCGATGGGGTGGCAACTTCAAATCGCTGGTCGATTGCCCGCATTTTGAAAGAAACGTGTAAACCATGCTTTATTCAGTACGCTTTTTATCCCAGTACGCTTTTTTAGCTGCGGATAACTTTGCGCGGTACTCAGGCGTATCAAAGGCAGCACGTTTAGCCTTGTACTCAGGAGAATTCATGGTTGCCTTTAAACGCTCCTTGCGCTGCGCCAAAGCAACTGGGTCACGCATTTTCTCGGCTCTTTTTGGTTGGGCGGCTTTAATACCTGCAATACGCTTGGCATCAAAGTCAGGGTCTACTCCGTTGCGTTCAGACCAGCCTTTCATGGCAGGGTTGTTGGCTAAGTTTTGGCGCAGTGCGGCCTTAGTTGTTTCAGTTAGAGAACGTTTTTCCCCCAAGCGTGCGGCTATTGTTTTTGCCCGGTGTGCAGGGTCAGCCCACAATTCTTTTAGTAAAGTTTTTGTAGTGTCTTCTACTTCATGGAATTCTCCCCCGACAGATATATTGGTTAGTGTGCCAGAACCATTAACCAAACGCCCGTGCTGGGCTATAAGAGATTGCTCCAAAAGTTTTGCGGCAGTAGCATCAGGTACTGTATGAAGCTCAATAATTACATTATCCGCACCAATGTCTTGCACCATCAAAGCGCAGGATTTATTTCTACGCCCCACACTTTTTGGGCTTGGGCGGCGTATGTTTTGGCTCATGCCAACATAAAATGGGATGCCTTCTTTAGATTTCCAAACATAAACGTACACAGTGTTCTCCTTGTAGACATGGAGATTATAGCATGACTTTGCAAAAATTGCAATTAAAAAGCGGGGTAAACAGAGAAAATACGCGCTACACCAATGAAGGCGGTTGGTATGAGTCCGACAAGGTACGGTTTCGCCAAGGCACGCCCGAGAAGATAGGCGGTTGGGCGCGTATTTCAGGTAATGTGTTTCTTGGTGTCTGCCGCTCCTTGTGGAACTGGGTAACGCTTAGCTCCCAAAACTTGCTGGGCGTTGGCACAAACTTAAAGTTTTACATTGAGAACGGCGGGGCGTACTACGACATTACCCCTATCCGGGGCGAGTACACACTAACCAATCCGTTTGCAACCGATGGCACAACCACGGTTACTGTAACCCATGCTTCCCACGGCGCAATTTCTGGGGACTACGTTACTTTCTATGGCGGCACATCTGTAGGTGGGCAGCTTATTACTGGTGAATACCAACTTACAAGAATTGACGCTAATTCTTACACCATCACAATCGCTTCAGCAGCTACTGCGGCTACTGGTGGTGGAACAGTCTATGCTGTCTACCAAGTTAATACTGGCCCGTCTTATTCAACACCTTTAAGTGGCTGGGGTGCAAGTACTTGGGGTTCTGGCGCATGGGGCATTGGCGTTTCCGCTACTGATGCATTGCGTATTTGGAACCAAGTTAATTGGGGGCAGAACCTAGTTTACGGCCCCCGTGGAGCACCGCTGTATTACTGGGATGCAGCTATTGGCTACCGTCAGCCTGAAATTACTTTAACCATTGCGTCCCCATGTGTGGTTACCGCTACCTCTGTAACGCTGGTAAACGGAACTCCCCTTACCCTAACTACAACCGGGGCTTTGCCAACGGGCTTAATACCGGGGATAACGTACTACGTTGCAAATACCAGCGGCGTTACATTTAATTTGGCAACATCTGCTACTTCAAGTGCAACGCTATCAGGTGTAGTTATTACCGGAGTGGCGGGTCAGTTTAGCTGCACCACCGCAAGTCTTACTTTGGCGGTTGGTCAGTCGTTAGTACTCAGTGGCGCATACGGCGGTACAGGGTCTATTACGGGGTACGTCAATCCAACAACGTATTACATCATTGCTACTAACGGTTCTACAACATTTACTTTATCCACCACCGCTGGTGGTTCAGGGGTCACAACCACGGCAGGTACGCCAACCGGCCTTACTTACACGTTATCAACAACCCTAAACACATCCGGCACTCAGTCAGGCACACAAAGCATTTCTGTGCGGGGCATTTTATTGTCCTCATTGTCAGGGGCAGATGCATACGTCCCCCTG